CTTAACTACTCCTTTAACTTTTTTCTATCATTATATCAGATATCATTTCACTTTACACAAAATAGACGAACACTCTAAACCCTTCAACACTTCTTCTTTATTTATTCGTAAAAAAATCCTAAAAATAGACAATTTTAAAATTTTCCACTGTGATAGACAAAAAGATAAATATTTTAAAAAAATAAAACAAAACACTTTACATAGTGTATGCACTATGCTATAATATATTTAAAGATAAGCAAAGAGGTTACTAAAATGAAAGTAAGCACAGAAAAAACAATAGTAAAAAAGAATTGGAAAAGCTATATAATGATGATAGAAGCAACCAAGCAGTTAAAGGAGATATCTGCACTAGCAGAAGCTAGACAATCTTCTTCACAAGAATTTTTAGTCACACAAACGGAGATACTTGTCTTTGTCGATAAAAATGGTGAATTCGATGAAGAAATATTAAAACTTATAAATGATAACTACGAGATTATAGCTAAATACGCTAAGATTTTTAATTACTTAGAAGAGATTTATATAATAGATAAATCACATATCAAAGCAATTATATATATCATGGAAAACATGACTGACGAATGGAGTAAATCACCATATAGTGAAAGTTTCTATTCTTCTAAAGATATAGATTGGGGATATAAACCAGAAGGAAGCCTACGTGTGTCTGACCATTGGGATTTTGGCGACGAAGAGGAACATTGTCCTACTGTCGAAAAAGTACAAGGTTGGGCTGTTTGTAAGTTTGAAAATGGTATTTACCATCTTGTAGAAAAATTTTGAGGTGTGAAATGAGTTGGAAAAAAATTCACTTTAATTCTATGAATATTATTTATGAGAACAAAAAAAATTGTCTCATTAAGATGCCTAACAATTCAAATTACAAAAATTATAAATTTTGGCATCCATCAAAATTGGTAAGGACTTTAGAAAGGGGAAATGGTTATTTTAAAACATTTAGCTTTACAGATGAATGGGAATTTAATATTTTTAAAGATGATAAAGATTACAATAAAACTAAAGAGATTACCCTATCTAGTGAAGATATGGAATTAGAATTTGAAACGACAAACATAGAGGTTGAACATAATTCTAATTCTAAGAGTTTCTACGAAGAGCATGAGCCTGTAAAAATCGAAAAAGAAGTTGAGGTACTAGATGAACTCACAAGGTGATTTTGTATTATTGACGGAAGACCAACAAAAAGCTATTGAAAAGTTTTCAAGGTTAAAAGTCGGTGCATTGTTTATGAAACAGGGTTCGGGAAAAACAAGAGTTGCGCTAGAGCTTGTTAGGACAACAGATAGCGAATTTGTGTTATTTATGTGTCCTTTTTCTGTCAAAAAAAATCTTTTAGATGAGATTAATTTGTGGGGAATAGACAAAGAATTTGAAGTAATTGGATATGAATCCATTTCATCATCAGACAAAGAGTACTTACGCATATTAGATAAACTAAAAAACGCTTACAAGCCATTTATTGTAGCAGATGAATCTGTTTTTATAAAGAACGACACAAGCAAAGTCCACAGAAGAATGTTAGAGTTTAGGGATTTGTCAGAGTATCGATTGATACTAAATGGTACACCAATCACAAGAGATGAATGGGATATCTACAATCAAATGGAGTTTTTAAGCTACAAGATATTTAACATGCACAGACACGAATTTTTAAGCACTTTTTTTAAAACAATCAGATATAAAAAGAAAGGTTTTAATGTAAGAGAATTTAAGAAGTTGTCTGATGTTAACATCGATTATATGAGAAAGTTAATAGCTCCTTACATCTTTGAAGCAGACCTAAAATTTGACAAGAAAGAAACTGAAAAAGGAATATCTGTAGATTATAGCGATGAATGTTACGAAAAATACCAGGAAAGAAAAGAAAGTCTTCTAAACAGCTTAGAGTATGGATTGTCAGTTGTACAACAATTTGCTAATCTAGCTGTAGCTTGTTTTGATGATAAAAAGAGACACGAGGAAATAGCTAAGCATTTAAAAGGGCAAGTTATCGTTTTTTGTACACTATTGTCAGAAGTTAAAAACATTAGCAATAAAATCGATTGTTACGTTATTACTGGTGAAACTAAGCCAAAAGACAGAGAAAAAATACTAGAAGATTTTAAAAACGACAACAAACCACTACTACTTACGTTTGGGACTGGAGCATTTGGTCTTAATCTACAATTCTGCAATCGTATTGCGTTTGCAAGTTTAACATTTGACTATGCAAGGATTGACCAAGCAATGAGCAGAATAAAGCGTCTAGGTCAGTCTAGAGACATTGAATACACTTATTTCACTTCTGATTTAGGTGTTTACAGAATGATAAAAGAGAACATTTTTAAAAAACAAAGTCTAAAAGAGTTAATAATTGATAAAATAGATAAGGGGGAATTGAATGAAAACAGTCTATGATTTAGCAATGAGCAGGATAAAATATATTTTTGATAACTTTGATCACGTTTATATTTCTTTTTCGGGTGGTAAAGACAGCGGTGTAATGCTTAATCTAGCCTTAAAGTATTTAAAAGATAACAAGCTAGATAAAAAAATAACATTGATGCACTTAGATTATGAAGCTCAATACGAGATGACAACTGAATATGTCGAAAAAATGGAAAAGGAATTTTCAAGCTATTTAAACGTCTATCATATCTGTGTGCCCTTTAAAGTTACAACGTGCACTTCTATGTTTCAAAATTTTTGGAGGCCTTGGGAGGAAGGCAAGGAAGATATATGGGTTAGAGACCTACCTGAAAACGCTAAAACAAAAGAGGATTTTCCGTTTTTTAAGGAAAATATGTGGGATTATGAGTTTCAAGAAAAACTATCAACTTTTATACACGATAAAGAAAAAGCTGAAAAAACTGCTGTACTCGTTGGAATAAGGACACAAGAGAGCTTGCATCGATGGCGAGCGATACATAAAGACAGAGATACTTATTACAATAACAAGAAGTATAGTAAGAAAATATCAGAAAATGTCTATAATTTTTATCCGATTTACGACTGGAAAACTGAAGATATTTGGGTAGCTAATGCAAAATTTGGATTTGCGTATAATAAACTCTATGATTTATATTATCAAGCAGGAATGTCAATTGACCAGATGCGTGTTGCTAGTCCGTTTTTGTCAGAGGGGCAAGAGACTTTAAAACTTTATAAGGTAATCGAACCACATACTTGGGGTAAACTTGTAAGTCGTGTCAATGGTGTTAATTTCACGGGTCTATATGGTGGTACTACTGCACTTGGTTGGAAAAAGATAACAAAACCAGCACATTTATCATGGAAAGAATACATGGAATTTTTACTTGATACGCTACCAGAAGAAACAAAGCAAAGCTATCTATCAAAACTGGAAACGTCAATAAAATTTTGGAAAGAAAAAGGAGGCGTGCTGTCTGACGAAGTTATAAAAGAGCTTGATGGACTATCTATTAAGTATGAGTTTGGAACACACGGATATAACACTAACAAAAAAGCTGTAAAACTTGATTATCTTGACGACTTAGACATAAAAGATTTTAAAGCAATTCCAACTTATAAGCGCATGTGTATTTGTATTTTAAAAAATGACCACTTGTGTAAATATATGGGATTTAGCCAAACAAAAAACGAAATGAAGAAAAGAAAGGAAGCAATAGAAAAATATGCAAACATTTTATAGCCCGGTTTATAATGTCAAACCTGTTCCAATCGAAAAAATACAAGCTAACAGCTACAATCCTAATAGTGTAGCATCGCCAGAGATGAAATTATTGTACCAATCAATTAAACAAGACGGATATACGATGCCAATCGTCTGCTATTATCTAAAAGATATAGATAAATATGAAATTGTAGATGGTTTCCATCGATACACTACAATGCTTAAACACAAAGATATATACGAGCGTGAGAATGGCTGTTTACCAGTAACTGTCATTGATAAACCATTATCTGACAGAATGGCTTCCACTATCAGACACAATAGAGCAAGAGGCTCACACGATATAGGATTGATGACTAATATTGTCGCTGATTTAGTGGATTCCGGGATGTCAGACGCTTGGATATTAAAAAATATCGGTATGGATGCAGATGAATTATTGAGATTAAAACAAGTTAGCGGACTTGCTGCACTGTTTAGCAACAAGGAATTTTCTAACGGTCTTGCAGATGATTAATGTATTTTATATAATATTATAAAAAAGGAATGTGATAATGACCGAAAATAAAAAGCGAAAAGGGTATTCTACTGTTGAAAAGCAAATCGAAGCAGACAGAAGATATAGAGAAAAAAACAAAGAGAAAGTAAGAATTAGAAGTTACTTTAGAACCGCAAGGTCTTTTATTAGAAATCATGCAACTAATGACGATCTTGAAGAACTGACGAATGAAATAAACAAGCGTAGAGAAGAATTATAAAGCAAGTGTTAATACTTACTTTTTATGTTTACATAAGCTTTTAATTGCGTTACAATTAAATCACAACTTTGCGATTAACATAATTAAAATAAAGCGATCAATACGCACGTTCTTAAAATTAACGGTATAGCAGAGTTTACATTATTAAAGTTATGAGGAGCAACACAATGAAAATTAAAACAACAGCAAAGAAAATTATTAAAAAAGTAGAAAACTCAACATCAGGTCTCCCGCAAAAAATACTTATAATGGAAGCGTTAATTGAAGTAGAAAAAGACGGAGTGTCTCAAATGTTTAGATTACGAGAATTTAATGATGAAGCGAAAAAAACTCACATTGAAATAATGAAATCTGTGACACGCAATCAGAAATACGACCAAAAAACACAAGAAAACCTTGACAATCGTGGTAGAAAATTTACAATATCAGACTTAACAGTTGATGAGTACAGGGAGTTAAACGCTCTAGCTAATGAAGTTATTGATCACTTTAAATAATACACAAAAAACCGCCCTCAATTAAGAGAGCGGTTAATTTTATGTCTGTGTTGCGTTAGTGAGATATTTGTCTTCTACCCATTGGTCTGACTGCGGTGCATTAATACGTGACCAACCGTTAATTTTTTCGTAAACTCTCACACGAGTACCTGCTTTGATAAACTCTTTGTCTGTACTGCTTGCGTTTGGTTTAGATTCTACGTAGTAATCTGTGCTAAGAGTTGCTTCGTAGTATGGCGTATTTGAGTTATCTAGCTTAGTGTTAACATCTAAACGCTGATTAAAGCTAACTGCTTCTTGCGGTTTATCCGCTTTTGGTACAGTCACTTGACTATTGTCGTCAGCTAATAAAACGATATTTTTATCTAGCCCCCCAGCGATTCCGACGCTTGTAAATTGCCACCAGCGCACGCCGTCCATTGATGGAAAATAGTCCCACAGTGGTTCAGAGCGCACCTCGTAATCGGGATAACCAGCTATCCAAATGCTGTTTGGGTACTTAGTGATAATTTGTTGATAATCAATATTATTAAGCGTAAAAGGTTTGTAGCTGTAATAAACAGGCTTATATCCAGCGTTTGCAATTTTATCCATAAACGCAATAACTGCATTAGTGTTAGCTTGTTTGTCGGAACTTGCAGAGTCTTCGTAGTCAATGACTAAGTAAGAGACTTTTTTGCTTGGTAAATTGGACAGAAATAAATCTGCTTCTCGTTGCGCTAAGCTGCTATCTCCTCCAAATCGTCCAAAGTGATAATAACCAATCGGGTCACTAGTATTAGCTTGTTGCTGATGCCTATCAGACAGCCAAGCGAGTGACTCGGATACTTTGATAATCGTTTTAGTAGTGCCAGCTTGCTGACAAGTCGTTGTTAAATCTGCTTGCTGATAAGCTGATACATCGATAAAATAATCACCTTTATTTAAGCCAGTATTACCTGTAACAGTAACTGCATTTTTAAAAACTTTTGGTCTAAATGCAGTAGGATAAGTCGCGGAGTATGGAATTTTTACAAGGTTGTATGCGCCATTAGCACCGCCTTGATTTTGCCCCAAAAACCAGCCATATCCACCACCAGCATCACTATCAAAGATAGCAACATGACTGTACGGTGTAACACCTGCAACTACCATAAAAATAGCGACATCTCCCGCTTGCATAGTCTCTACTTCGTCAAAGTAGTTTAAGATACCATTTTCGTGGCGCTGTTCCCAGATGTCTCTTGCGTATCCTGTATTTGTGCAGTTTGAGTACGGTACACCTAAAAATCCACAGTAATCTGCATAACCGTCCCAGCATTGTGCATCGAACGAACCATCAATATCATAAGCGTTACCATTTGACCTGCTTTTATATTCTTGATAAGTTGCCATTTACTCCTCCTTTCCAAAAAGTAAATAAATCGGATAACTAAAAAAAGCAACCACTGCAAGCGGTATGTACAGTATTGCTATTGCTAGTACCATTGCTATTTTAGTGATTGCACGCATGTCCCCTCCTATTTTTTTGGCTCGTGGTAAGTCAATGCTTGTTCGCTATCTGATAGCCCTTTTGTTGTTGGGTCTGTCACAACTCCAAGCAAAACCAAAAGCGTTACTGCTGTGTTGGCAATATCCGCAATATTTGATGGTAGTTTAATACCTAGTTGTTGCGCTAGCAAAAATATAGCTCCTAAAATAGCCATCAAAGTTACTTTGTTTTGTAGTCGTAATTTTAAATTAATCATATTTATTTCTCCTATTAAATAATGTTTTTATTTGTTCCTTGTTGACAATGATGTCGTCTTCTGTTTTTCCGAGTCGTTGCTCGTGGATATCCAAGATTTTATGTATCTTTTCCCTGTCACGCTGTGAGTCTTTTAGTTCGTAAGCCAGTTCTTTTATTGTGTCTTTAAGGGCGCTCATTGTATCTTCGTTTTTTTGCATCGCTGTTTTAAACGGATTAACAACAAACGCCCACAATCCAACTACCGATAAAATCGCCCCGCTTGCTGCGCCAATTTGTAGTATGTCAATGTTCATTCATTGCCTCATTTTCCTTCAGTACCAACCGTAGAAACTTCAATTAGTTTACGTACTCGCTCACGACAAAATGCTGGAACGTCATCAATAGTAATCCACCCTAGTTCAATCTGCATTGCAAAGTAATTAATCATCATTGTTTTTTCTCCTTTTTTGTTTTTAAATATGTGTACTGCTATTTTCGCTAGCGTTGTTAAGCGTTGTATCATTCAATTTCCCTCCGTCAGCCATTGTCTTAATCAAATCGTTAACAGTTGCTGACATCAGTTTAATCATATTTTCCGCTTTATCTGATTGCGCCTTTGACTTAGCAATTGCGTCATTAATTTTTTCAAATTGTTCTGCTTCTGCTTTGTCTTTGTAAAGTTGCTCAAAGATAAGCTTTTCACACGTTTTTAAAGTTTCAGCAAACTTCTTGTCGTTTTCTTCCGCTGGTAGCGTCACTTCAAAATTTGCTTTGATTGTACTAGATGTAAAAGATAAAATCGCTTTAGTCTCTTTTACACTCTTGTCTTCCAGTAAAACTGGATACCTATTCAAAAAATCTAGCATAACTCCTCCTTTTATATTATCCAATTGATTTGTCCTTTTACGTTGACAGCCCACTTTGACGGGTTAAACCACAAAATGCGACCGTCTGCACTAACTTGTATATTTAATACATTTAATTGCACAGTCCACGCAGTAACCGCAAACATCATTTCATTCGGGATTAAATTCGTCGGCATAGAGCCCACAGTAAAACTATTTATTCCATTTGTTGCAAAGTCATATTTAATAGTGACCATACTCCCGATTTTTCTGTAATTAAAACCGTTTCCGATAGATTGCCAACCAGTATCTTCTATTGCCGGTGTAGCTTGTGGTAGGCTATCTTTTTTAGCGTACTCACTCCAACCACTCCATGCCCCATTTTCTAGCACTCGTGTGAAAATAGTTTTATTGGTGCGGTCATAAAATTGTTGATAAGCGTAATTGGCTGTCTCGTGTCTTACAACTGTTAAATAGCCCGGTCCAGCACCACTTGGTCTGTTATCGCCTTTAAAAACACAATAAAAACCTGTGTCTTGCAAGCTGTTTAAGTCTGTTGTATCATGCCTAAAAGAACCACCGTTGTTTAAAGCAAGTTGTTTTTGTTGGATTTGCTTGCCATCAGAATAGATATTGCCTGCGACATTCAAAGACCCTGTGTCATCAATTTTGGGTAAAGTTCCAATTCCAACGCTGTTTTTATGCCATGACAGCGGGAAAGACTCCGTTGATACCGTTTGTTTAACAGGTGTACCGCCTCCACTTGCGCTAAAAATATCACTTAGCAAACCGTAGACATCAAATGATTTGTTAGCTCCATACGAACCACTAAGTGTAGCTGTTGAGTTAATCAACTCTGCGACTGTAGTATAAGTACCGCTTGCGTTTGATGTGTCTATTGTAAAACTCGTGGTATTAAGTGGTGCTGTTTTAAAAGTCAGCGTCATTTTATTTTTTTGGACGCCATCGACAATCAGCGGGGAGATTTTAGCGTTACGAGTGACAACTAGTTGGTCATTTTTAGCGCCTGCGCGTGTTACAGTAAAACTAAAAGCTGGTGGGGAATATGGTATAACGTTGATTTCTGTTGTCACAGGGTCTGACACCCTCCCGCGACTGTCCGTTACTGTTGCTTTAACTGTGGCTTTACCACTAAAGTTTAAAATGCCTAATGACCCACCGTTTGACTGCGTAGATTGGTTTTTACCTATAATTTCAGCGTTAAAATTTTGGATTGTAGAGCCATAAGCACCACTAGCCCCATTAAATGTGACGACTGGATTAGAAATTATCTGGACAAAATTATTAGCACCTACAATTGTAGATGCTTTTTGATTCGTGTCTGATAAAGTGAGGCTGGAAATTTTAGGCTTGATGTTATCAGGTACAGTTAGATAAAAAATACCTGTTGATGTCCCAATGACCGACCCATTCGATTTAGTGTCAACGTAAATTGTAGCTGGTGTACTAGTTGTATTTGGAATCGTACTAGCCCAATCCAAACTAGTTTTAAAAGTCGTTGATCCTGATATATCACTAGCCACAGTACCAGTTATCCCGTTAACGTTATATCTGACATCGTATGTAAAGCTGTCATTTGTTTTATTGATGTTGACATTTAGCGTATCACCAAAATAACCACTACTTACAGCAACTGTGCTTGTTCGTGGGATTTTAGTCAGCGTAAATTTTTGGTCTGGTATATTTAGCGTTCCGGGTGCATACCCGCCAGGACCTGACAACTTAGCTGCGACAACCACAGTCTTACTACCGTCAGCATCGTGTGGTACTTTGATAGTTTTATCAATCAGTAAATAATTACTGTTAAAGCCAAGCGCAGATGGGGCGCTAAAGTCATATCTACCACCAACCCAAGCATATCCGCTAAAGTTGTATTGTGCGTAACTGTTAGTCCTTGATGTTAAATAAAGTCTAAATCTAACTTGACTGCTATTATCTGCGATTGATGTTGAGACCTCGTCAACAATATAAGTTAAGCGGTAACTCCTATCAGAGTTACTATAATAAGTTGTCATTTAACCTCCTTCCTATCCAACATAGCGGACAACATTTATATCTGGATTTAGCTCGTATTGCTCAATACGATAGCGCCCTATTTGTAGTTTGGTCGTAAAGATACCACTATCAATAACTAACACACTTTGAGCAATATAAGCGACTTCTTTACCACTTGAGTAAAAGCTTATACGGTCGTTATCAACACGAACACTAGAAGTACCGTCTTTTTGACCAATAACAAGACCGTCCTCTGACTGACTCATAAATTTATTAACAAAATCAGTGCGTATCTGCATCTCCCCAATTGTTTGCTGTACTGCTATCATGCGATTAGAAAAGTCTATCAGTTTTTGTTCTGATAACTTTTGTCCTCCCTCTCGTGCTTTGATTTCGTCTTGCAATGCTTTAACCCAGTCGTTGACTGTGTCTAACGTTGCTTTAGATTGCAATTCAGCTTCTGCGATGCGAGCACGTTCAGCGAGTGCATTTAGTTGCTCAACTGTAAACGCTTCGTCAGCTTTTGAATCAAGATTACTTGCTTTATCAGCTTCTGATTCCTGCCAGTCGCCTGTTTTATTTCCCCTAACGAGCATAAACCCACCAGAGCTGAAACTACCTTGCTCCGATGACACCATCGCGAACCTTGGTCTAATCCTACCTGTCTTAGTTGGTGTAAAAGTGATTTCAAAACGTCTGAGACTAGAGTCAACGTTTTTTATAATTGTCTCTCGTGGGGTATCGCTAGTAATAAAACCATCTGCTATATCATAAAGATAAAAATATAAATTCCCAGCTACCTCACGTTTAACATAAGCACTAAAAGTGTACGTTACACCTTGCTCGACCATGATATCTTTTGCATGCGACACTTTTTGCCCACTAATCCATTTTTTAAGCGTGAAAGGACAATTAGAGAGGTTCTCGTCTTCTAGTGTTGCAGAAGTAAACCAGTCTTCTCCGCTAAACGACTTAGTGCCATCGATTAGATTATTTGTCCCAACGACGACCGTCCCAACCATATCAGTCCACTTATATTTTTTAGGGTCGTTTGAGCCTATTGCATCGTAGTCAGTATATTGCCCAATGTAGCGCTTGTTTGCGCTATCAGACACGCTAAAATCAACTGTCCCATCTGCGCTATTTGCATAAGCAACATGCCAGTAAGGCGTATTCCCGTCTGCACCGTCTTCTGTGTCTGTAAATGATATTTGTGTACTTGCCACAAGCTCCTCATTTAAATACGCCTCTACTGTTACGTTTAAAACGTGGTTAAAGTCGCTTGCTTTAACAATTAGTGATGGTCCGATATCAATTAATGAGTCGCCATTTTTGTAAAAATAAACAGCTTCATAGTCTTTTCCGTTTTTTTGCAAACTTGGAGTTAAGACAGATTCACCAGTGCCATTTTTAAAAGCGACACCGTTCGAAGTCGCTAGTTTAATTTCATACGGAATTGACTCATCGTATAGACGCAACATATCGCTGATTAAATCAGACGCTAGTTGACTTTCTTTCTCAACAAAATTACTAAATTTAGTTTTGTTTGAGTTTGGATTATCTTTAGACAAAACCTGCTCAATAACACGAGCAGTCAAAATCAAAGGTGGTTGATAACCATCATCTTGAATGCGTACGACATCGCCAATTTCTAAATCAACATAGCCATCAACTTCATAAGTGATTGCTGGATAGGCGTGTGCTTTTAAGTCTTTTAGACCTGTTGACATCAAGACGTCTTGACTATCAGTCTCAATTTCCATGTCCTTTCGTATCCAGTTATCCCGTGTCTCATTACCTGTTAAAACAGATGGATAACGGTCTCTGGATAAAGGTGCGTACAAAAATCCATTTTTGAGATAGTACTCTACTTTACCGTTTTCATCTTTCCACTCTTTGTAGATTGAGTTGTCAATGTAGATGATTTGTTCTTCTTCGTATGATTCTGTCTGTGCTTCTTGTACGACTTCCTCATATGATATCTGTGTCCCACCACTAACTTGCTGTGTTGTTGCACCGTTGACAGCCATTCCTTGTGCAATCTCACGAGGATAGCATACTGTTTGCAATCCTCTAGAAAAAGCGTTAATCTCATATGAGTTCTCAACGACATACATACGCCCAGCGAAGTTTTGCTCTAAAACAGTGACACGAGTGCTAGACACACTCTTAATAATCCCTGTATGTCCCCATTGACCTGTGTAAAACGGTGCGCCAAAGTTTGCTTTGACATTGTAGATACCGCCAGCTTGCAAGTTACCAGCGTTAGGTGACCTCTCTAGCTTCCAGCCATAAGCCCCCCAGTTATAATCAGTACCGATTAAAGCAGCAGCCATGCCACCGCCAATTCGACCACGTATACCCCCAATAGAGATATCAATCCAAGCGCCATCTAACTTCTTAGCGTACCAGCCTGACAAAGCGTAACACTGTCCAGAACCAATCCTACGCCCTTTAAGTCTAGTAGCTTCATTTAGTGCTTGTATTGTCTTAGTAGCTCTTCTAGCTACGTTTACAGCTGTTATAGGCTGTACTGGCGTTTGCCACAGCTTATCAATCGTATTAAGGATATTCCCGGTCACTTTATTAATACCATTTCGGATATTAGACATCAAATTTGTGTAGCTTTGATATCCTGCTGCTGCGTAGTCATATTTAGCGCCACCAGCTCTAAAAAGCCCTTTTGTATAGTCTGCTATATTCTTTTTGCCGACGACATTATAAATCCCTTGTTTTGCTAAAAGATAAGTGTAGTCTTTTAAAAAGTCGTCTACACTAGCATAGTGCATGTACGTTCCGCCCTCGTTTGCAGGACGAGCCATACCAGTAGTGACTTTTACTCCGCTAGGACGTGTCTGTGCTCCACCTGTCATTCCTGACCAGTTGTTATCACGCCTACCGACAGTTGAGTCACCCCAAAAGCTCTCTAAATAAAGTTGCGTGATGATTCCACTTGGCAAAATGTTGTATTGTACAGCATAGTTTATAATCGCTTGTACGTTGGCTTTTTTGATTGTGTGACCGTAATATTTAATATCGCCGCCTAAGTAAGTCTTGTTAGAGCCAACTGTCTTAGTGACTTTACGTGTAACAGGATTAGAGACAACACGCTCACCTTTTACAGTCTTTTTACCGTAAGGGCGTATTGCGTTGTAAATCTGACGCTTATCAAGCTTTTTAGTAATACCAGCGATATTTTTTTGGTATCTAAGCACAGTGTCACTTCTATCACGGCCAACACCGTATGACTTGCCTTCTTCGTATTCTTTATAGATGTTTATGATAAAAGCTTTAAACGTGTAGTTATTGTGTAGTTGCGTTTCAAACTCAATTTCTGCATCAAAATTATTAGCAATCGATAACAAGCGAGCCAGTTTAGTGTCTTGACCAGTCCATTCTAAAGTTAGCTTCTTGTCCTTTACTTCGTTTGTGCCAATTGTCAAAGCTCCCCAGTTTAAAATGTCAAATGCTACAAGATACTCTTCAAACGACATCGCTTTAGTGGCTTTGTACGGGTTGCAATACTCGTTTAGCAACTCTAAATTTAAGTTTTCGCAATAACAACGTACAGTCGTTTCAGTCTCTTCGATCTGCATGATATTAAAGAGCTGTACTTTATCTTTATGTACAAACGATACAAACGCTTGGTCATTAAGCACTTGATACTTATGATTGAGTGGGTTGTCTCCTTCAAGTGTTTTTTTGTACACAGAAAACTCAAAAACAGATGAGCCTGTAGTTAATTGTCTAGTCCATGTGTCATCAAAATAATTAAGTGTCCCTTGCTTTTCGTTGTCTAGCAACAAAACAGGATGTAGCTTAGAATCATGTATTACTAGCGTTATTATAACCACCTCTCTTCCATCAATATTTCAACGTTTGGCGCAGATTGAGAAAACTTAGATAACTGCATAACCAACTCTGTTTTTCCGGGCGGTATAAATATAGGTGTCGAACCTAAAACCATGTCTTGAATGGAATCTAAGTCTTTTGTTTTGACTGTGTCGTTTTCAAAATTGATAACCACTTCATCGCCTGGCTGATACTTATTAACAATATTGTTGTAGTGAGACACTCCCATTTTTTCAAAGTTGACCTTTTCGAAAAGGTTATAGTTGATATATTTAGAGCTGTCACTACATGTCCCCATTGCCAAGTGTATCTTGCGGGATTTTTTCCCTTTAAGGGACGGAACAGTTACATGATGATGCGCACCGTTAAAGTAAATACGGAACTTATCTTCTTCTCTGAAAATCTCAACCGCTCTGCTTCTATTCATCGAAAAAGGATTGTGATAATTTCTATCTGCTTGAAATTCAAACTGCTTGTAAAATCTCCAGCCAACACCGTCATCATCAAGAGCAAAGAAATTGTATTCTGTTTCAAAACCATTTTTTCGTTTGTAAGTTTCGATGCCATATAAAAATTCATCGTTGATTCCCGTTACACAAAGTTTCAAAAATCCCTTTTGGTCTTGCGCTGTTGCAATAAAAATCTGTTGCCACCACAAGTGTTCATTAAACGTGTACTCGCCGTTAGAATCGGGGTTTATAGTAAATGTACGTGTCCCAACGTGCTCGGTGTAGCCGGGTGTGGTGCCTCTATTCCCAATAGCTACATACTCTCCACCTTTGCCAGAGCCTAAAATATTATCAAGGCGCATGCGCTTTAATTCCGAGTCAAATGTTGGTGGCATATAGTTGAGTTTTGCAACATTTGGAGCACCTTCTAAAGCTTTTGCAATAGCTTTTGAGTAATCAAAAAGGACTTCGTTACGATGCACGACAGTCCCGTCTTCTTCTTCTGATGATCCAAGTGCAAAAGCACCTGTTTCGTTTGCAAGACCAATATAGCCATTTTCAGAGTTATGTTTAATTTTGATTATTGGCAACGCATTTGTGTTACCTTCGTTTTGCAATTTAAAGGTTAGTTTATTTCCATCTCGCGTGTAATCTAAAAACTTTTTGTAAGTAGTCGAATGTGCAACGCCGTCTGGTATGTAAAACTCAATAACCGTTTCGTCGTACCAATCAGATATTCCTTTTAAGTCAATATCACCTTTTGGAACAGCCATATAATATCTGTCAGGCTCATCTGGTAATGTAAGTTTAAAGGTCGTCTTACTGTGCAAAATACCAGCTATTTTTTCTCTTAATTTATTTAAATTTTCGTAACTATAAGTCGACGGTTCTGTCGTGTCTACAAATTTACTTGCTCCGATTTCTTTAGTTTTAAAACTAACAGTAACAAAAATAGTTTTAGCTCCAAAACTAACCGATTGAATGGCTTCTCCTAATTCATTTATTTTTCTGGTAGCAATAGACCTATTATTACCTATAGTCCTCACTATGTTTAAACAATTCAAAAAAGGCGATAAATCAACGCCTTTATAACTAAAATTTGCCAATTATATCAAACCTTCCATTCTATTATTCATTATTTCTTTTTGTTTTTGGTATTCTGTGAAGTTGTCTCCAGCTGTTCGAGCTAATTCTTTACCATTCACAGTCACTACAACGTCTCTATTAGCAAAATCTCTAATAGCTAAAACCGCATCTTTCAATGCGACAAATCTATCATCTTCTAATTTTCTTGCTGAGTCATTTAGTCCGCCAAAACTTGCATAATGAGTCACGTCAAAACTACTTTGTAAACCTTCCGTAATTTCCGATATGTTGATATCTTTAAGTTTATTCAATCCGTTTTGAAACTCCTCAGAAATACGACTAGCCATACTAGAAACATTTTTCTTGACTGGTTCAAAGCTATCTGTAAGAGATTTATTAAAACCTCCCATTATAGCTCTACCCGCTGGAATAAGTAATGTTCTATCGTAACTTATTGGCCCTTTATGCTCTTGAATCCATCCAGCGATACCACCGACAAAATTTTTGACTTTTTCAAAAGCTGAGGTCAATCCATTTAAAAATCCATCCATTATAGCTCTACCAGCTGCTCCTAAGTTAATATTAGCAAGGGAATTAAGAATGTTTTTTATACGGTTAACTACACTAGAAACGACTTCTTTCGCAGCATTAATAGCTGTTGAAATACCGTTTTTCATCGCATTAAATGCTAGTATAGCGACACTTTTTGCTGTATTAATTTTAGATGATATCTCGTTTCCAATAGCACTCATTCCAGCAGCTACTACGTTAACCAAAAATTTTAGCGTCACAGAAAATATACCTTTTATAGCACTCCATCCAGCAGAAAAAACTGATACGAAAACACCCAGCATACTTACAAATAAACTAGCTAAAAACGTCAGACCCCCAATTATTATGTTTTTTATACCTTCCCAAATTGCTCCTACTCCAGATTTGATAGCGGTCCATGCTGCATTCCAATCACCATTTATAATTGCTAATATCACTTTTATAGTTGTGTTGATGACAGACATGCCAACTTGTACCACGCCTGTTATAACCAGAAACAAACCACTTAGAGCTTCAACAAGCGCACTCCAAGCTAACTTTAAACCGCCAATAAAAGTAGCGCTGTTAGCTTGTATGAAAGTGAAAATTGATAATATTAGTTGTTTCAATGTTTCGATTAGTGGGGTGACTGCATCAACCATTGATTTCCAACCAGAAATAATTGTATTTCTAAATGTCTCAGATGTGTTCCAAGCGACTACAAGTGCAGCTATAAATGCTCCGATTGCTGCAACAACTAAAATTACAGGTCCTGAAATTATTGAAAAGATTCCTGCTATTGCCGTGAACGCTGTAGAAACTCCTGCTAAAGAAGCAGTTACTTGACCAATAAAAATAATTACTGTTCCAAAAATGACCAAAAGAGGCCCAAGAGCTGCGCCAATACCTCCAATAATAACTGCCAGCTTTTGCCCAGCAGGAGATAACTTGTTGAACCAATCTATGACTGCTTGGATTTTACCAATAACTCCTTGCAACAATGGATTTAATATACCACCGATTGTAATGCCGGCTGTTTCTAAAGAACCTTTGAGCTGTTCAATTGTTCCTTTAAGACCGCTATTCATAGTGTTTGCCATTTTGTCAGCAGCACCTTTTGAATTTTTCAACCCTTCGGTTAATTTAGATAACTCGCCTGGGGTAGCGTTAATTAAAGCAAGCATCCCTGACAGAGACTCTTTACCAAATAAAATTGATAAAGCTGCAGATTTTTGTTGATCTGTCAATCCAGACATTTTTTCTCTTAGTTGTCCTGTTATTTCTGTCAAAGAACGCATCTTCCCATTCGTATCAAAAAAAGACAATCCGAGACCATCAATAACAGCTTGCATTTGGTCTGTCGGTTTTGCTAATCTGGTGATAGCTGTTCTAAGAGTTGTACCAGCTTGAGAGCCTTTTATACCAGCGTTTGACATAATACCTATTGCTGCTGCGGTTTCTTCCATAGAAATTCCCATAGCTCCTGCAACTGGTCCTGCGTATTTTAACGCTTCCGCCATGTCTGCAACCTCTGAGTTTGTATCTGCTGCAGCTTTTGCGAACACATCGGCTACATGAGTGGCTTCACTTGCGTTCAAGCTAAACATATTTACCGCAGTCGCTGCCGCTTCTGAGGCAAGAGCTAGATCTCCACCAGATGCTGCAGCCAAAGACATTACTCCGGGTGAAGCTGCTAAGATTTGATTTGCGTTAAATCCTGCTGATGCCATCATTTCTTGACCTTGTGCAACTTCCTTAGCACTAAAAACAGACGATGCCCCAAGATCAATAGCTTGTTTTCTTAACTTTTCAAAATCTGCCCCGGTAGCTCCAGAGATTGCTTTTACTCTGTTCATTTGAGATTCAAAATCTCCAAATGTTTTTGCAGCAGCGACTCCTAACCCAACTATTGGAAGTGTGACGTATTTTGAAAGGCTACGCCCAACACTTTGCATCCCTTGACCTACCATAGTCGTATATTCGCCGATTTTCCCAAGCGTAGATATGTTGCTATCTTTTATTGATTTTATTTTATCAATAGTAGCTTGTGCAGCAGATTGAACTTTGTTCATAGTGCTTGTAAAATTAGTATCTGTTGCTTTTAAAATCGCTTGTACTGTGTACGATCGATTAGACATTAATACCTCCTTTCTCTCTCAACTCTTTTACCCTTTTAGCTCTATTAACAATAGTTTTATCCAATTGTTTGGGTTTATCACCTAACAATTTTCTCTTCCGCTCATCGTAATCATAAAAATCTTTAAAATCTTTATAAATATACTCACCACTTTGGTTGGTGGCTTCTGCGTTTCTTTTTATAAAAGCGCTAAGATAGATATTTCTTTCGGTCTCTAAATGCTTGATTAAATACCCTTTCATCCTAAGATTGTATTCTCTGACAGTCATATTCCTAGCGACATCATAGTCAGTTACATTCAGTAACCCGAAAATGTTAGCTATTATTTCGTTGTACGTTTCTAGAGAATTTTTTTCGTTCTCTTTGTTGCCGTTTGCAGACTCAATTTTTAGTTCATGCTTTTTAGTAATTGTTTCACTTGTGCTTTCGATAGTGGCGCTTTCTTCAAACTCGTTAAAAAACCTTCAAAAACCTCTTCAAGCTTATTGTCTTCCGCTTGTTTAATTGCCCATTTTTCGATTTCTTCCTTGCTTGGAATGCTATTCAAAGTGTGTGTTGCTGACAAGATAATATCTTCTAGAATTAGGGGGTTTTTGATAGATAATTGTAATGTTGCTGTTTGGATACCTGTTCCAAATTTAAAACCGTTGTTTTCAACGAAATGCCTCTTGTCCATCTCACGGATGAAGTCAAACCCAAAGTTTAATGGGTAAGTTTTTCCTGCGATTGTAATTTCTTTCATTTTTGATTTTCTCTCCTTAAAAAAATAACAAGGGTAAAAACCCTTGTTTTAAAAATTAATTGCCTTGTGTTAGATTAACTACTTGCTTCTACATGAGAAACAGTATCGCCGTTTGTTTCAGTGACGTCTTTAAACACATATTGAATAGCCTTGATTTGCTCTTTGGTGAGGGTAGCTTTACCTTTGACAGGTTTTCCATCAATAGCCATTTCTGTGGAAATTTCAGATAATTCTTCAACATTTGAAGGGACTTCCCACGAACCTAATCGACCTATTGCGTACTCTGCATCATATTTATTGTCTGAATTGTTGTTGCTATTTAAGTCAATATCCCAGACCTCAATCTGCTTGCCATCTAAAACGGCATTTTTTAATGTTGTGTTCAATTCGTCGCGACTAGCAACCCCTTTGATTTCTAAGGTGACTTCTAGTCCTTTGTCAGAATTTATAGCACCATCTTTTGTGATCTTAGCATCTGTTTTTCTACTAAATTTCCACTTATGTTCCGTCTGAAAAGATAATTTAGCCGCAGCCTTCTTTTCCCCCAAAACACGAAACATCAAAATATTATCTTTACCATAAACTGGTGAACTTGTTACCATGCTTCCTCCTATATAAAACTAAAATACATGTTCAAAATGCCACGATATAAATTCTCGTTAGTACTATTATCTTTTAAGATTTCGGTATCACTATCATCTATAATCATGGACCATCTTCTATTTTCTATTTGGTTTATTTCACTGACCGCCTGCATAATTCGAGCAACTATATCACTTATCAATTTTCTGTCCATGCCGTCTCCCCAGACGTTTATCGTTGTTGAGCACTTGCCGATTAATTGGGTTTTTGTCGCTCTCGGCATTATATGAGTGTCTCCCATCACAACAAAAGGGTATTTTGTACCCAACGGTGGAAGGAAATCGTAAACAGTCAATCCTATATCAGTGAGTCTTTTAAAAATCTCATCAAACAATTGTTGATCCGGTTGTTTCATCATTCAACCCTCGCTAAATCTTTAATGAAGTTGTCAATGACACTATCAAGAGCTGGCTTCATAAACGGTTGCTCCTCCATTAATCGTGTACCTGTTTCCAAGTAACCGGAATAATTTGTCCCAGCCTTCACTTTAGCAACTGTACTTTGATTACTAAACTCTAATTTAATAGACCTTCTAGTAGCTCCTGTAGGTTTAACAAAAACACGCCCTTTGCCTTTTTGCCACTCATAATGCCCATTAAATACAGCTTTATCAATAGCCTTTGAGTGCATTTTAGTTCCGTGTTTTCTGACAGCTTTGCGCTTGTTTTCAAAAGTAACTTCTTTTTTTAACGCAGATAGCAACTCATGTTCCCCTTCCAATGTTAAGTTAATCATTAACAATCTCCTCAACGTATAAAGCTTTATTTCTGCTCGTTACAACACGATAAGCTTTATCTTTGATTAAAACCCTATCCACCTTCTTAACGCTGTGACGTAGCCTTACAATGCGTCTATCAAGGTCTAACTTCTCGTCTAACAGATTAGATAGTTCTATACCTTGCTCCGAGATGTTACACGGAACGACATCTTTTTTAACTTCTCCTCCAACACGTTTCCCAAGAGTTGGATCATATCGAGGTTCACCGTTAGCTTTAATTAAAAGAGTAACTCTATCGTTATATCTCATAAAAAATAAAGTCCACCTTTTTTAGATTTTTGATTTGAAATATTAAGCTTACTTTTAATCATTAAATCATACGGTTCAAACTCGTTTAAAAAGTCGTAATAAGTGATAGCTCTTCCTTCCACGGACTCAGACTTAGCCCGTTCAGCACCTCGCCTGTTATAGCGAGCAATCAAACAATCTTCAAGGACAAATGAAAAGGCACTATCTATCTCATTAGTGCCATACTCTGCTGAAAAGTGGTCAGTAATCCTTTTTAGCAACATTTCCAATAGTTTGTCTTGTAATGTATCGTTGATATCTAAATCAAGCTTTACATTATTAATGATTGTTTGCGTGTTTATCTTTTCCATAAACACCTCCAAAAATTAATCGGTGTGAGATTCTAAAAGCTCTAGCAATTCCGCTTTTTTAGCTTTAGAATCGTAATTAACACCTAGTTCATCAAGTTCACGCTTTAGCTCGTCAACTTTTAAATTGCTAAAGTTTGTTGACTGTGTGTCAGTAGCTTTTAAAACACCTTTCCCAGTCAAAAACTCAACTCTAGCACCGTTATACTCTTCACCGACTTTATAAATAAAACCAGTCTCTTTATCTCTAAAAGCTTCAATTACTAGAGCCACGATTACCTCCTTTTATAATGATACTTCCGAACTTGTTACAATCTGTACTTCATCTAAGCGCTCGAATGATGGTAGAGCAATCATAGAAACCTTAGTCTGTACGTTAACAGGATCAGTAGTCTTAGTAGTTGTAACAGCAATACCTGTCTCTACAAGAGATACCTGTGCATCTGTTGCTTGACCTCCCATGAGGTCAGACTGTTCAGGAGTTGTCCCAAATACTGTATAGCCAAGATTTCCGTTAGGTACAAGTGTAACTACGCCATCAGGGAAATACTTCTTGCTTTCACCTGCGTCGTTAACGAACACACCATCTTTAAGTAAGATGTTTAATCCCAATTCTTCAGAAAGATAAGATTTTAATTCTGCTTTAGTAACAATTGAGCCTTCTGGTGCAAGTGGTTTAATTACTTTTACGGTTGCTTTTGCATTTTTGATATAGCCAAAAGTTTTTGAGTTTAAGACAATAGCTTCAGGAACGTGACCACGCTCTGTTACTGTTTCAATAGCTTTCTCAATGTCGGCAAGAGGGTTAGCAGTTTCTTTATTTGACCATTCTTGTGAACTTTTAGTCGTTTGAGTTACAGCTAATCCATAATCGATATCTTTCATAACACCGTTTGAATTGATGTGGATTTTACCACTTGACAACACTTCCATGCGCATAGCTTCAAGACGTGCTTTAGCACCAGCGATTAGAGTAGTTTCATCATTAAAGATTGTTGATAACACTGTGTCAATAAGTTCTTGATTTTTAGTTTGTGCTAAAACGTTAAGTTGTTGACGGTCAGCCTCTTTTACAAACATACCTTCTTTGAAGTAAGGCATTTCTTCGTCTAACAAGTCTACAGACATGCGGTCACGAAGTGGAACTTTAGTGTCAAACGCCGCCGCTTTGATACTAACTGGTTTGCCAGCTGCTCCTTTGATAAAGGATAACTTAAGACCAAGTTGTTGTTTAGATGGGAAAGCTTTTTCTCCCAAAGACAAGTCAACGTTTGCTTGTTGTTTATCATAAAATCCTTTGATGTTAGCAGATGTTACAACGTCATAAATTAATGCCATTATTTAGTTCCTCCTTTTACAAATACAATGTGTGGTAATTTAGTAGCTAATTTTGATGGATCTTTAGCCAAAGCAGAGTCTGCCAACTTATCAGAATTTACTGTGCCACGATAAACAAGAGGACCCGCAGCATTGCCTTTAGATAAGTCAACATCTGTCAACAAAATGCCATCGATATGAGCTTCACCATCTACTTCACTGTTTTGAACTGGTTTTACTTTTTTAGTACGATCTTTAAAAACAGACTCATCAATCCCTGCTAAAACTGTTCCAGCAGATGCCAGTCCATTACCAAATTTACTTGCATCTAAAGTCACAGAAATCGCTTCGTATGGCAAGTTATGTAAAATCTCTTTTGATGTTTTTACTGTACGTTTATTCATTTTTTCCTCCTAAAATAGTTTGGTGTTAACTTTTCCAGCTCGTTCTGCTAAGCTTGCACCAAAATTTGATTGAGTTGTAATAGAGCCACTTCCGATTGAAGGGGTGGCTTGTCGTGCCAATGATTTGCGATCATCAGCGATTGCTTTAGCAAATGCGCTAGCTAGCTTAGTGACATTTGCTTTTGTTTGCTCTGCATCTAAAGTTACTGCAAGACTAAGAACATCATCATCAACATTAATATCAGCCTCTGAAAACATTTTACGAGCAACTGCTGTTAGTTCGTTGCGTGTCTTATCATCTTTTAGTTGTTGCAACTCTTCTAACAATTTCTGTGTTTCGTAGTTAGCTTTTTCTTCGCTGTTCATCTTTGCTAATTTTTTAGCTTCGTCTTGCTCTGCTTTAAATTGCTCCTGAGCGTCTTTGTGAGCTTTTGCAACTGCACGATTAACATTCTGTTGTATCATTTCAGTTACTTCCGCTTGTGTAAAAGTCTTCTCTGATGTAGCTTCCGCTTTAACTTCTTCTTGAGTTTCGACTTCCTCTTGTGTTGCTTCGTCTACTACACCATTGTTAACTAAATCTGCCATGAGGCGCCTCCTGTTTAAAGTCATGTCTGACTATTAAATCTTGCACAGTTTATAGCCGTAAGCACGTTTTGGGCATAATAAAAACCAGCCTCAACTGGATTTGTGACTATTTATTTTTCCATTTTTTCTTTGAGTGTTTTTTGATACGACTAAGCTCGTTGTTAGTCGCTTGTGCGTTATGCTCTACAATTTTTTCAAGTTGTTCAATCCGTTCGTGTTGTTTGCTTAATTCTTTAAAAAAAATTCGTTTTCTACAATAAGTGAAGCTATGTAGCGTTCGATTTTGCGTTTTTTCTTAATGCGTTTGTTCATTTTTTACCTTTCTTATGTTCGATATCTTCACCAATAACTGCACAACGACAATGTGGGTGAAATGGCGGTGCTGTATTGCCTGTATCCCATTTTTCCATAGGATACGGACCGTCACTTGCTATTCCTTTACAAATAGAACAGGCGGAGGGCTCTGGCAATATCTCAAAACCATTAAACCCGTTGTCTTCTATTGACATTTTGCTAACTTCCATTTGTACCCTTGCATGTTCTGTGATTGCTAGACGTCTAGCATAGCTATCTGATACCCCAAACTCTTTTTTTAGCTTATTAGACAACTTAATGGCGTTATCGCCTTTTGTTATAGCTTTATAAACTTCCTCTTTTACTATTTTTCTAAGGTCGTCTTGCCTTTGCCAAATATTTTCACTCCACGTTGCGCCTTTGAAATTTGTATTTATGGTTACTTTAGCTAGCTTTTTAATGTCATTTTGACTAGAAACAGATGTTCCAAGTAAGCCAGACTGAAATTTCAACTCTTCTTCAAAACCATCTTCAAGGAATTTTTTTGTCGCTTTGTATTCATCTTCCGATAAGCTTTGCATCGCTAAATCAATATTTAATTGCAAAAGCTCTAAAGCGTTAACTTTCATCTTTAAATTATAAACAGCCATGTCTATATTTTCTTGATGCGTAAAATTAGCTTTAGTGACTTTAATTCCCTCTTTGCGCATTTCGTTAGCCCTTGCAACTAATTCTTTTGCCTTTTTCTGATAAGCGTTGATATCAACGTCAGAGACAGCTTTTTTAGCGAGCTTTAAGTCTATTGCCTCTTTATCTGCATAGCGTTGATAAAAAGATTCAATTTCTTTTTCTATCTCACGGAAGTGGTAGTCGTGTATTTGTTTCATGGATTTTCCTAAACTGGCATCTTTTTTGTCTTTGGCTTCCATCTCTTTTTTAACACGTTTACGCCAATAACTTTTACCTTCCTTAGTGTGCATGTCCATGAGCTAACTCCTTGTCTGACATACGTGTTTGAGCTTCTAGTTTTTGAGCTAGCAAACTGCCCGACTGCGATTCTTGCATGATTTTATCTTCTTCTTCGTCTGGATCATCAACAATACCAGTGACAAACATCTTAGTTTTGTTGGATAGTTCTCCACCAAGCGCTTTAAAATCATTTATTTTTTCTTGGTCTGATTTAGGTAAGTTTGGAGTAAAGATTATTTTTAGCTTACTGATATCAAAATCTTTAATCTCACTTAAAAACTCACTAACATGAGCAATAAGCTTATATCTACGTTTCAACGACTGCTCAAATAACGCTTGTAAATCCACACGCTCTTGGTCTAGTCCGAAAACTTTCCACTTGAGGGCTTCTCCTGACTGATTACCGGCAAACTTATTGTCTGTCATGTCCGGCGTGTTAGTAAATCTGTGGATATCCTCTGCTATTCTGTTTTTATAAGCCTCGGTCCCTTGTACGTCATATTTTTTATACAAATACTTAGCGTCAACAGAACCTTCACGTCCTTCGCCATCAACGGGTGGCTCTAGGTTTAACAGTCTAGCTTTTCGCATAGTTCTCAAATATTCAATAGCTTTTTCTGGCGTGTTTACGTATTCTGGAAACGATACACGACCAATGATCGCTAAGATAGCGTCTGACAAATCTTGCATGTAGTTAGCAGTGTCTGATTGCGCAGAATCGTATAAATCAATCAAAGATAATTCTGTTTCGTAATCACCCAAACCATCATCTGTATTCAGATATTCCGTGATAGGGACAGCACCAAAAGCGTGCGGTTGTCTACCTGTTTCTGTTAATTCTCCGTCAAATTCAAAAAAGATAACTTCTGAACTTGTATAAACTTCTACTATCTTGTCTGTTTTATCTATTTGACTTTTGTTGTAGTATCGTACACCAATAAGACTATCTTTATCAACGTCATTTTTATAGATAATAAATGTCTCTCTTGGGTCTAGTCGTATCACTTTTGTTTTGTCGTCTGCACTACGATAAGCAAGTTCATAAGCACGACCAACTTTAGATAAGTCTTTTATAAGTTGTCTATTTAATTGATGAAAGTTGTTCTTTTTTGCTAACTCTTTTAAAAGTTCGTTGTTAACTTCATCGTCATACTCAACACGTATTGGATTACCAACAAGATACCCCTGTTTAAACGTTGATATATACTTGCCATAATTGTGTATAGCACGAACATCAGCCATATCTTCATCTTGTCTACGACCAGACTTAGACACTTCGTGATTGTTTCCTTCTGCATAATCCAATAACTCTTGTATACGTGGCTTTTGAATGCTCTCGTGGTGTTTTAAGTATTCAAGTAATATTTTATAGTTGTCGTCAAACAAAGCGCTTATATCGCTTATCTGATACCTCATTCTCGACTCACGATGAAAGCGTAGCTCTAAAAATTTATGATTTCCAGTTGAGTCAATAAAATCTTCTATATATGCCATCATTTCTCCTATTTAGTTTTTTAGACCTTGATAAAGTACGTTGAAATTGTTTGTTTTACTTATGTTATCTTCTCTATGCTGTGAATAGAGGGCATATCTGACAGCATCTAGCACGTCATCATATTCTTTTAGCGGCTCGTCTTTTGTACTGTTAGGTTTCCATTTGTATTGATATATCTCATCAAAAAAACGAGGAATACACCCTCGCTTGATAAATAACCTTTTATCCTTGAATGATTTCGCTATATATTCAATGCCTGCAACAACTTCTTTACGTCCATTTCTTGCTTTAATACGCTCTCTTTTAAAGCGAGCAACGTGTTCTGGTCTCGCACTATCTGCCCAGAATGTAACATTCCCATAGATTTGTATAAACTCTTTGGCTCTAGTTACCCACCAATCTATTTCTTTATATTGCTCTGCAATACCATCAACTAAGTAATAATTTCCATTATTGTCCTCTCCGATAATCACAATTGAACCATAGTGATCATATCCCCAGTCGACACCGGCAAAAAAGCGTGTCATTTTTGGCAATTCTTCGACTTCGTGAACAGCTTTGTCATAATCTGAATAGATAGCGCCCTCAGCAACTGTCCATTTGCCTAAAATGTCACGGTCATAAAACTTCCCACTAGGCGTTGCGCTTTTTATCGACTCAATGTAACGCTTAGATAGAAAAGTGTTATCATCTAACTTAAAACTAAAATCGATAATGCCATCTCTGTTTTTACCGATGTAGTCAGTGTTTAGCCAATGATTAGGATTATCTGGGTTTGAGTCCCATACAATTCTAGCACCATCACCAGAACAACGAGAAATTATTTCCTTAAACACAACCTCATTAGCTAGTGATGCCTCATTAACATAAGCTCCAAATGATGTAAAACCTCTAGCTCTTTTTAACCCACTAATAGACCCCGTATATACTTGCACAACCTTAACGCCACAAAATGTAAAAGATCCATGTTTGTCATATTTAGGCTCAAAGCCATATTTATTATAAAGCTCCTGTAACACGTTGTTTTGGATAGAAGTAGATGATGTCCCAGCTAAAATATAGATAGGTTCATCTATTTTTAAGTCATCTGCAATCTTACGAACACGATATAACTCTGTTACAAAAGTATCGTTGTTAACAACAGTTTTTCCAGCACGCTTTGCTCCATGAAGTCCGCAGATAAACCAATCGTTATTCCAAATGTAATCAAGAACTTGCAATTGCTTTCTTGTGTATAACTTACTCAACTCCATCTGAAATAGCTCCTTTGACCATATTCAAGAAATTGGCTATTTTCTCATCTTGTCCTTCATCTCCGCCAATTTGAGACTTCAACTTCTCAATTTCAAGGTTGATCTTTTTGAGTTCTAGGTTTGTTGGGTAACGTTTCATCAATTCGCTTCCTGCTTTTATAACCTCTGCTATTGATGGTTGCTTCTCTATCGTTACAAATTCACCAGTAATCTGATTAAGTTCCGTTACTTCTTCAGTTAATTCCTGTCTAAGAATTTGTGTAAACACTCTAAGAACTTCATCAGCTGTTGCTATCGAACTCTTTTCTAAGACTTTCATGCGACTCTGTATAGCTTGCTTTATTTCAAGTTTTTTCAAGTTTTGCTCGCCAATTTGACCAGCGGTTTTTTTACTATACCCCGCTTTTATCGCTGCATCAGTCGCATTCCCGCAGATGATGTACTCATCTATAAATTTTTGTTGTTTTAGTGTTAATTTACCTATTTTCCATCACCTCCTTCGTGACATAATAAAAAGCCACCACAATTGGTGACTGAGTGTTTATTTATTCGGACGACTAACACTAAACGCCTCTTCACGCTTGTCTCGTCAAGTAACGTGCCCTAAACGCTATCTGTTATCGCATGATAGTTGCGCTGTTGTTTCCGTACAACAGTTAAACGACGTTTTCCACCACTAAGACTATAACTTAATGCGTGTTTTTAGCAAACGCAGCTACAGGAACAGTCGGAATCGAACCGACACATCTTCTTCTGGCTCTTCGCAAAGAGTTTTCGGACTTAGCTAACGTCCCGAAGCAAGGCGCTACCTCTACCGTTTTCCAATCACGGTTCATGTTCCTAACGGTTTAGTCTTACTTGGCGCAAAGGTCCCCGTAGAGATACCAGTGCTTATTTTTAAAGTAAGCCTATAGACCCATCACGAATCGAACGTGATTAATACCATAAGGTCTACACAAAAACGGTTATAACTCCGCTCTATGTCCCACGCCCGCTGTATTGCTCTAGTGGCTGAAATAACCACTACTGAGACGACAGGATTCGAACCTGTACGTCCCACATACATAAAATAGCAAGTTTGATAGTAGTTAAAGTTGACGACTAAATAAATAGTCAGTTGGTAAATGATTATCTCTTCTTGCTATTTTGATAATACTATATTAACACATATTTTTATGTATAAACTATTGTATTACTGTATAAAAACTAGTCAAAAACTCCTTGCTCTACAATCAAAGAGCCCTCCCTATAAAGCTCTGCAAAAGCTAATAATGCAGCATCTAGCGTGTCATAATAAAAGCTCTCTGACATACATAATTCTGTATAAATAACCTTATCTGCATTCTTGTAAGGAGATAAGTATTTGTCATACAAAATCCTGCGCTTTTCTGGCTCTAGTATCATACTAACCGATTGCTCAATTGCTTCTAATTCTTGTTCCGCTGACACACGATTGAGTGCTAAGCGTTCAACCGGCTTACTAGGGGTTCCATGTGATTGTCTAGGTTCAAAGGAATAAGTGGCTGTCACTTTTTGAGTATCTACATCATTAGCGATCCTACGCCAGCGTGGATACTCTCTTAGTTTTCGCTTAGCGTTTGATTTAGTTTTTTGTATATTAATTTCTGGAAAAAACGTCATGAAAGCTCCTCGTATGATATAATAGTTGTACGAATATATACCGAATGGCGCTTTCACGAGCGCTTTTTTATTGTTCTCCTTTCCTTCCTCTGCTGACTTATTTTTGTTGTTAAATTGTCGAGTATTAAATTTTTAGTTTTGCGTCAGCACTATATTTTCAGCTTTGCGCTTGTATAATCATCTGTGAGCGATAACAGACTTTAGATTTTTTATGAAAAAAATGTCGGAGGATATTTCCCTTTCTAAAAATTTCGCTCTATAACTACGTAACGATTATTCCACGCTACGCAGCTGAATACTTACAGAAAGCTTCTAGGGTAAGTTTAACGAGTATTCCAGCTCGTAGACCCACAGAGCCATTGCAGGCTCTTAGGCGCTTGCGTGGGACTTTAATTTGCTTCTGTGTTTAATAGTTTAAAATGCCAAGTTTCATATTCACCATGATAAAAGAAGCCTATAGAGTCTGCGTTAACGATTTTATCGCATACAACATATACTAAATCAGTATTTTTTAAATAATCTTTTTCACCATATTTAACAATAGCAATATCATGTTTTTTACCATTTCTAAAATAATAGCCAGAGGACAAATTATATTTGTCATTGTTAAAGTCATTTGCATATTTTTTTGATATAAAAATTGTTTTTTCTTTCATAATTTAATCTTCCCCCATAAACTAAGCATTTTCGCTTTAGCTTCAACAGTACCACTCAAAGACTCTGTAATTTCTTCTAACTCGTAAAAATGAACTTTTTTATTATGGAAAGTAATCATTATTTTTTGGTTCTGTTTTTCCATAGAGTTGAGAAATTTAACGGCTTCAAATAATTTTTTTAAATATGTCATCTCAACCCCTCCAAACTCACCCATCTAAACTGCGGAAACTGTTCTGCTTCTTTGCGTGTGCATTTGTGTGCATATTCGGTGTTGACTGTGTATACTGGTAATCCGTCCCGATTATTTCCTACATAATACGCACGTTTGGGATTTACCAACACTCCTAATTCTTCATTCATTCTGTTACCTCAAGATATTACATAAACAAAGTCACTATCCAAAGCAATAACAATACGACTAGCGGAGAAATAAACGCTCTTGCAATCACTGTAGCAAAATCTTCATCTGTATTTTTTTTAGAAGCAAAAGGACTAATTAACACATTGATTCCTACAGCTTGCGGTAAATTGATAGATGGTACGCCATCAATTGTTGATAAAATGTTATTCCAACCGTATTTAATAACAAATCCAGATAATACTAAGCCGAACGGCAATAGAACTAAAAGTATAATAAAGTTCTTTTTAGCATCATTTTTATTTTTATCATAATTCATAATTTTTATTTAACTCTCTTTCATTCATTTTCTACAGCTTTTCTTTTTCAACTGTGTAGCCGAATTGGTGCATGTTGACGATAATTTCAAATGCACAATCTTCCCCAAAAAACCAATCTAAAAATCGTTTATCTTTTTCAGAAATAATTGGCGGATTAGCTTGCACATACATCAATTGTTCATCAATTCTGATTAATTCAATAATGGTTTCAAAAATACCCCCTTTATTGTTTTCATACCAATCAGCCACAAACCGTGGCACTTCTGGTTGAGGTTGGTCAATCTGGTCGAGTAATACTTTTACAATATGTGTTTTCACTACTGGAATGTCGCCGACACCACCTTTACCAATAGACTGTTTGTCTATCAATTTCTTCGCTTCTTCAATATTCATTTTCTACCTCCAAAAATACTTCACTGCATTCATTGCACTCAATTCTATAACCTCTTTTGTCAATTACCCATTTATAAACATGATTATCCTTGCTATTTTAGTCGCTCATACGAAAAACGAATATGCTTAAAAAAATCTTCAATGTCAATTACTGCACAACCATCAATGTCAGACCTAAAAATTAGATATTCTGAAATAATACGTTCAATGTCTTCAATCTTCATCAGCTATTATCTTACCTCCCATTTTCGTCAAATCAATCCTCTAAATTTTCTTCTCGACAAATTCGCACTGCAAACTTATATTTTTGGTCTGGCGATGGCAAAAATACCTGCGCCCCAAATTGTCCTGGATTATTGTGCAAATCGTTGATAATTTCCATAATCTGATCGCCAACTAAAAGTGGAGCAATAAATTCCGTCATCTTCAATTCGTCAAGTAGTTCTTTTACTTTGTCTAATTTTTCAAATTTTTGTTTGTTCATTTCGTACCTCTTGTAAAACCTTTGTAAAAATTTCTTTAACTAATTTATGCGGTATATTTGACCGCTCATTATATGATCTTGAAAAATCTTTTTTGAAGTCAACCTTGTTCGGGATATTTTTATGCATTAAATCAAGATTGATATTTCCAGAGAATCTGGTCGCTTTACTGATTGGGTAATCATAGTTGTTGTAATAAGTGAAATTTTTGTAAGGAAGTTCAAATCCTTGAACTCGCTCTATATACTCCCAAATTCTTCCGTAAGCTGGGTTCTCGATCAGATAATATTTCGGTTTATATCTCTTTATGATTTCCAGTGTATTAAAAACTGTTAGTTCCCCATTTATTCGCTTTAAAAATGATTTATCAGGCTTAAACTGATATCTGTCATAGTCAGTAAAATCTCTGACTGTAAATTTTGATAACGGTATTTGTGGTTCAAATAATCCATCTCCTCTCTCTTGCTTCCAGCAGGCGTTACCCCTATCCATTGCGCTTGCAACTGACCATGACTCACACGGAGGACTAGCGATAATCAAATCAGGTTTAGGAAGTTTATCAAATTCATCAAATAACTTAGTGTCGCCAAATAGCCTACTATAATCAGCTAAATTCAGATTGATAAAATGATTATTCTTGTTCTCAATATCAATTCCGACTGGGTATATTTCAATCTCTGGGAACTCTTTAGATGCCTTTGTATATGACCCGTTACCGCTATCAAATAATGCCCAAACGATCATCCTCATCCCCCATTTCCTGTAAGTTCCGCAATCCGCTTAGTCTGTCTAGCTCTATCATCACTAGCACGTTTAAGTTGCTTTTGTGTCCTGCGTAATGCAGTCAAGTATTTCTTGTTCTTCAATCATCCTTCTAACCTTTCTAGTAATTCTGGATTTTCGTGTATATTTCCGATATTTTCGATTTCCCGAATTTCGTCTGGACACCCGTCTTTGTAGTTGTAAAATGGATCGTGTGTATCTGCTTTATCAACTATGTTCCAACCAAAATCTACAAATTTTACTTGTCCTACGTACTCAGACAAAGAGTCGTTAAAAAGTCTGCAACACTTAACGATATCCCCATCAAACACCTCAATGCCGTTTTTATCTTTTAGGCCTGTTGATTGCATTAACACAGCTTCCTCGAAAGGGATATATCTACGGACAACTTTCCGATAAAAGGTGTATATTTTGTTATCGACGTAATCTATTGCTTCAACCACGCCCATAGCTTGCGTTACTTTATCCCACACTCTAAATTTTGGTATCATCCTTAACCTCCAACCAAACCGCTAACATCACGCAATAATTAGCCATGTCGTTTAACGTGTCTGACAGGCTTTCTGAGACGTTTTTGTCACTGTTTATAAGATTATATAACCTGTTGTATTTATCGCTTATACGGACGACACCAGCGATAAATCCGAAGTCATTCAAAGACTTTTCGAACGAGTTCCCATAATCTGCATTTTTAGCCAAAAACATTTGATAATTTTCGTTGTATGCAGCTTGCATACTCTCTGCGTTTATTTTATCTGTCATGTGTTATACCTCTAAAAACTCATAGCTGCATATATCAGACGCTTAGTCTGCTTGCAATGCTCTAACTTAGTATCTTTGTGCGCTCTTTTTAGTTTTACAAAAAGTTCCGTCTCGTGGTCATTTGGGTTGTGATACTCACGATATGATTTGATATACATCTGTGCATAGGTATCTTCGTCAAAATAATCTTTAAACGCTTCGATAACGTACGGTCTTGGCAGGGTTTTTCGACGTCTGTTATTTGTAACGCTACATCTTATTTGCTCGGCTTTTTTGCAATCTACATCTAGCTTTTTAATTTGCCTTACAATCCCATTGTCAAAAATTTTGTAAAATTTATTTATTAATTCATCTGTCAATCTCTTCAATCCTCACTTTTATTCTTGGATTCTGACTGTATTTTTTCTTTGCTCTTAAATCGCATACGATATTGTCATCTGACCAAACGATACCTGATTTCTGTATTCTGTCGTAACCTGCATCGGAAATACTATCAAAAACAGCTTTAATCAGATTATCAATATCAGGCTTCTTAGCGTGCCATATAAGCTCACGCACGAAGTTCTGATATATTTGTATTGTTTTACCTTTAGAACGTTGTGTAGGCTCTTTTGATAGCGTTTTGGGGGCTTTCATGTAAAAGGTTACCTCTACCTTTATGCAATCATCAAAAAACGGTCCATCATAATTTTTTTCTATCCAGCCAGAAACCTCTTTTCGCCACCTCTTCATCTTTGGATCTTCGTACGTACCAAATTTGCTGAACTTAGGTCTAGTTTGAGGTTTTGGTTCAATTGGTATTTCAAATTCTGTTTTAAAAGTCATATTCCTCTTCAATTTCTACTAACAATGCAATTCGTTTTGAGCTAGCTAACGCTTGATATGATTTAGTCATGTATTGCTCTATTGTTTGCTTTTTAATTCCAAGCCGTGCCGATAACTCTTCTTTTGTGCCAACATCGACAAACTTGTCGTCATCATATATTGCATATATCCTTTGTTTCTTAAACATTTTTCAAAAATCCACACTCGCCCTATTAAATGTGTGAGCTGTGGCAAGGACGAGTGTAGCAATTCTCCATATTATCGATTTTATCGATAAGCAGACTATTTCCTTTCTCGCTCGGAAAATATAGTTACTGCAAAGGCCGAGCTTCACTTTGCAATGTTAGTTAAAAAATCATTACTCTTTGTGTTAATTGATTAGCCCTACAATATTCGCAATGGCCGCAAGGTTTTGGGGGTTCTATCCCTTTTTTGACTGCATCTAAATGTTTGATGTTTTGTGCTAGGTTATCTAACTCATTTTGCATAGCATCTAAATTTTCGATTGCTATTGCTCTAGTATCTGGAGGTGTTTCTTTAGTCACTGCGTAAATGATTGGCTTAAATGGCTTCTTGTATTTAGCTTCTAGCATGATTTTATAAGCAGCCATCTGTAAGATGTAACCGTAAGCCTCAAACCAGTAAACTCGCTCTTGACCATTCCAGACCGTGTCGTCAATAGGGCCTTTTGTAGTTTTGATATCTACAAAATAGCCACATTCAACATTAAGACAGTCTATCTTGCCTTTGAATTCAACCTCACCAAGAAATCCTGTGATGGCTACCTCTTTTTTACCTTGATAATATTTCATGAATTGATAATCATTTTTAAGTACTTCAATCATCTGTTCTGCGACTAAATAGTCTTTTTTGAGCTGACCTTTGGTTGCCCCGCGACTCGAAATCATTTCAGAGCCGTTTTGGGCTTTGAATTCTTCATGAGCTTTTTCACTCTCAAAATAAGAGTGGACATAATTCCCGACGAGCAATGCAGTGTTATCTCTAGTATCTGTACAATCCCCTCGTAATTCAGCAAGCGCCCTCGTTTCGCATTCTCTAAAACGCTTGTACTGACTAATAGACCAGTACTTAATTGATGATTCATTGCTATAATAGTCCTTTCCAAGCAAATCTAACTTCGTCATGGCATTAAGTCCCCAAGGTTATCAAATAGGTTGCCTTCGCTAGCTTTAATTTCACCAGTTTCTTGGTCAAAATCCGGAATTTCATCTGCCGGATAAGAGGTATCTTCTAAAACCGTCTTATTTTCGTCTGTGAGCGGTTTTTCTTCTTCATCATGTAAATCATCTGTTATATCTTTCAAATTGCTAGGAGCGTCTATTTTTTCGTTCTGCGTGCCGATTAAGTCATCAAGACTATTTGTCTCTGGTGGTGTGACATCTTTGACTTGGCGTTCATCAACAAACTCATCAGCAGTAGTCTTATTGATAGAATCCGCAAGAATGTCACTGTCATCACTAATGTTGATAAAGAACTTAGCAGCTCTATTGATGACTGTTTTCTTAGCCATCTCTTGTGGGAATTCTTTTTGTGTTCCGCCGCCTGTTTTTGTTTTTGACCAGGACTTATCGATTTCTTTTTTTGTCATCAATGTTAGCTTTTTATTGCCATCAACATCTTCGATAACGCAATAAGCTCCTTCAATTGGATTATCTTGGTTTTTCCAATGTGTTGAGTGTTTTTTAAATTTCTTTTCGCCATCTACGATTTCAAGTTCAAATTCATCACCTTCGTAGATAACTTCTGCTTTAATTGATTTGATTTTTTGTTGTTGGAGAAGAACAGCCATTGTCCCAAAATATGAACGTTGAAGTTGTAATTCATTTCCATAGACAATGAAATAGCATTGGCTTTTTGCTGGTGATAACCCTTGCGTTACCATTTCTAATAGTGCATTAGCAATCGAATCCTTTGTACAAACTTCAAGGGCGGGGCGCTTGTTTCTGTCTTTGGTCTTTAAAATTTTAAAGAATGCTGATTTTAAAGCATTTGCTGGAGCATAGTTTGGAGCAATTACCAAACCTTCATCTTGTAAAGAACTAATTTTTGAATTAACGATATCAGTGATATCTTTTTGAATTGTTACAATTTCACTTGCCATCTCTATTCACCTCCAAAAACCTGCTCAAACATTCCATTTACTATGCTTTTAATTTTTTGCTCTTTTGTTAACTCTGGAACATCCTCGCCATCAATAAATTTTAGGTCATATGATGCTTCGATAACTACAACATCACACCCAAGCGTTTCTGCCAAATTATCAATTTTTTCTTTTTGCATGTTGTAAGCTTCTTCTGGTAAAAATGATGCCAGATGAATGCTATCTGTAAGTTCTACATTATAAGCAAGTACATCTTTTTTGTTTTTGAAACTCTTTAAAAAACTTCCGTCTTCAGTGTTTCTTAGCACTACAATTTTTTCTTTGGTGTTCATTTCATTTCCTCTTTCTATGTTTCAATTGCCAATTTTCGGCTTTTAAGCTCTTCAACTGTTTCTTTAACTCTATATTTTCTTCAGCTTCTTTAAGATAATCAGACATCAAGTCGCTGTATCTACTTTGCCAATAACGACTAGACTCATATATTTCTTCATTCACGTCAGTCCTCTAAAATTCGTTGTTTGATCTTCCACTTACTGTCTGAATTAGTATCAACAAACATTTCTGGGTCTACATCAAATTCTGTGCTGATATATTCCATCAAGTCCTCGTCTGTATAGTCTTTAAATTCGTTGTAAGTCTGCCTTAGCGTAGGCTCTTCGCTGTCTCGTAAATAGTCAATTGTAAATATAAAAGCATCCCTAAAATTACCGTCAAACGTTACACGTTCGCCATTAATCCTAATTTCTACCATGATAGCTACCTGCGAATTTCTCTAGTCTATCTTTAATAAAGTCAAACATTGCTCGCAACTCATTGTTTTCTTTTCTTAGATTTTTGTTATTAATCATAATATCTGCCATAGAGCCATCTTTTTCTCGATATTCATCTTTTAAATGTTTAACATCTTCAGACAAATCAATGTTTTTAGACTTTAAGATTTCATTTTCAATTTTTAAGTCTTTAATCCTATTTTCTAATTCAGCTACTAATTTCAAATCTGGTCTATTTTCCAAAGTCAATCCTCCCTCTGCGCAGTCTTAACCGCCTGTATTCTTCAATTTTTTTATTTCGACTAGGTTCGTCTAGAGCCATGATTTTTGCTGCATGTTCTTCTGACAAGCTGAAAAATGTTGTTAATGTTAGTTCCATAATTTCATTCTTTCATCTTCCATTCCTTCAAATTCCATGATATGGCTTTTATCACAACCTTTTCGTATACGTGATGCAATTCTCTCTCCATACGCCTGTCTAATTTCAGCTGGTGTAAGATTTGTCGTGATGATTGTATTTGTACGCTTGTTAAGTAAGCTATATATAATACTTGTCGACCAATCGCTAACCTTTTCAGCACCTAAATCGTCCAAAACTAGATAATCAACCTCTTTTAATTTGTCCAACCAAAACGCCTCTTTACTAAAGTCTCGCTTTATTTCTGATAACAAATCAGTAACGTTTACAAGTAGTCCTAGCTTCTTCGTCTTATCTGACAGTCCTCTGATAATGCTGTAAGCTAGATGACTTTTGCCTCGTCCAGCTTTACCAGTCATGATAATGTTACCCTGACCTCCTTTAAACCAATCGTTAGCCATTGTTTTAGCCCAAACAAGCACTTCTTTATGTTTGATTGTGTCAGTTCTAAAATTATCAAACGATGCGTTTTCCAGTTCGCTATCCATGATTGATAACCTTTTTAGATAGTACAGCCGTTTGTTTTCGAGTTCTCTCTCATATTGTTTTTGAACGTGTAAATCGTTTTGATTTTCCAAATCTTCTTTGTGGCATTTAGGGCAAACTGTCAAACCAGTTTTAAGGATTGTGATATAGCTACAGTCATGCTTGTCACAAATTGTCTCTTCTTTTTTGGTATTTTTTTGATAGGACAAAGCGATTTTATCAAGCGCATTCTCATCACCAAGTATCATACTCACTTACCTCTTCTTGCTTAGATTTCCTAGATTTCTCTTTAGCTTCTATTTGCTCAATTGTCGTGATGTTGTCATCTCTCCAGTTACGTAAAATACCTCTAACATAGTTAAGATTAGTTTTTCCTTGAAGCTTAGTTCTTTTGATAGCTTCCTTAATTAAGTCATGATTATTTTCTTTAATCATCGTACGAATAGTTTCAATTTCCATAGGAGACAACAACCGACCAAATTCTTGTTCCGCTATACTATATATATAGTTAGTAGTTGTCTGATTAGAAGGCACTAAGTTTTGGTTATTTAGTATTGATATATTAGTATTGATATTATTAGTATTGATTCCCTGTAAATTATTCAGGTCTTGACCTGTAACTTTTACAGTTCCGTGCTGTAAATTATTCAGGTCTTGACCTGTAACTTTTACAGTTCCATTGATATATAAGCGGTTGGGTTTGTTTATACCCTGTCTGACCTCGTTTAATAAGCCGAAATTAGACAGTTCTTTTTTAGATTTTATGATTGTTTTTTCTGAGCATTTAAGTAGTTCCATAAATTGCTCGTTTGTAAAGTACATATAAACCTTACCGTCATCATCAAACCACTTATTTTCCACAGATAGTGTTCTGCGATCAAACAACAACATATAAATTAATTTTGCTTTATCGCTCAGAACGTTATATGGCTCTTTTAACAACCACTGCGGAAACTGATAAAATTGGTTGTTTTTTACTTCTTCAATATGCATCATTCATCGCTTTCAAAAAAAATTTCTTTTAATTTAAGATAGTAGTATTTTTTATTGTCTGCCATTCAATACTCCTTAAAAAGGTCTATCCTTGCCCCAGATTTTTCCACACGATCCTGGAGTAGGTAGCTCTATAAAATCCGTGCGTTGTTTGCGCTCTACTTTTTTGACAACTTGATAATCATCTAAGATTGTGTCAACTGTTTTTGTAATTGTTTTTTGATTACTATTGCGGTTTCCGATGTACGCAATTAAAGCAATAAATAATAAGGCTACTACGCCTGTAATTGGATTTTCCATGTTATACTCCTTTTAACTCTGCTAAAATTTGATAAAACCCTTTGAACGAAATAGGTATTGTACAATCTTCGGGTTTAAACTTCTGTCCATCTTTTCGGAAACAGTTAACCTGTGGTTTCCATTGCTCTTTTTTCTCTTTCATGTTATAATTACCTCATTATTAATTTTCTTGAGGTCACTGTCCCCACAGTGGCTTTTTTGATTTATTTAAATTCGTCTAAGCTGATACCTAGCCCTGTAGATAACTTGACCATGTTTGGCCAAGATAGATGTTTGATTCTGCCACTTTTTAAATCGCTAAAGTGGCTTTTATTAATCCCTGTTAGTTTTGCTAATTTATTCATATTGAGATTTCTCTCAAGCATTATTTTATTGATTTTTTCCCACATAATATTTCTCCAAAAATCAACATATTGTGTTCAAATTTTATTTATATAACAATATGTTGTGTCTTTCGTTCCTTTCTGATATAATTTATTTGAATATGACCTCTCACCGTTGTATTCAAAAAATTATGGAAAGGAGGAAGGTTATGAGTAAATTAAGTCTGAAACCAAATTTTGAAGAGAAAAAACTAAAAACTTGGGAAGATTTAGAGTCTCAATTAAAATTTGCATTTGATGAGCGACTTACAACTCACATAACTAACATAAACCCGTCTCATTTTGAAATGTCTAGAGAAGAGATTACTTCTGAATTGAAAGCAAGTGGTTATGAAGTTATCGAACAAGGAGAATATCTAATCATTAGATAAGTTAAGTCTCTCTTCAAGAATCGAAATTTGTTCTTGTAAAAGGACTAATTTTTCAGAATCTACTGTTACCGCAATAGATTCTTTTTTATTTCCGCTATACGGATATTGTTTTGGTCTCATGCGTTTCCTTTCTATGCAATACCTTCTTGTTCAATGAGTGGCAAAATATCGTTATCTTTTAACAACTCGTATAGGAACAAGCGCCCCTTCTGCGTCCACGTCGTCGTCACATTGGCTCTTGTATGGCCGTTTTTGTCTTGATAGTCAAATGTGTGACTGTCTGTGTAACCTTTGCCCATATGTCGTTTATAGAGAATCCATTGTCCATTCACTTTGTGCTGCACACCAAATTCTAATAGTGTTTTATTGAATTTATTGGCAGACATACCATAATCAGCAGCAATCTGTGTTACTCGCAAAGCTCCCTTGCTCTCAATGATTAGATCAAGATAACGCGCTTGCTTTTGAGCTTCTTTTAAATCTAACTGCAATTGATTATTTTCCATCGTTAAGTTAGTGATTTTCTTATCTGCCATAAGCAACGCCCGTGCCATGATTTTTTCTGGACTGTTGAAGTCCTTTTCTACCTGGATGAAGTATTTGCGGACTTGCTTTGATTTTTCATTTCGCTGTAACATAGCAATCTCTTTTGCCATGTCTAGTTTTAGAATGTGGTCTGTATATTCAGTTTGATTACCCTGAGCTGTTAGTCTTTTTTGACTAATAGCCATGAAGTCTTCGTTTTCAACGAAACCATATTCGCTCATTCGCTCAAGCCATTTTGTATATTGTGTTTTAATTTCAAGTACTTTGTGCAAGTCCCGACCGCTTACTACTGGTTCTTGATTTTCGTTTAGTGTTACGTTAATTAGTTGATTCATATTGTCCTTTCTAGTGTTATACACTTGAAGTGTAGTTTTGTTTTAAAAAAATAATATCGTCAATTGATACGTTAACAACTTTACAAAAATTAATAGCTTTATCGATACGCATTGGAGTTTTATAATTCTCGTAGCTAGCATATGTATTCCTGTCTACACCGATTTTTCTAGCTATTTCTTCTTGCGTCATTGACACTTTGGCTCTTGCCATCTCTAGTGTCATTTTCGTCATTCCCCCACCCCCTTTCTAAAAGTTTGAATAATTGCTATAATATCCTCGAAATCTTAACGAAAGGAGGATAACGCTATGGATAAAAATGTTAAACAAGACCTTCTAAGTCTGATGTATATGTTGACTGAGGATGCAGACAAACAAATTATAATTTCAACTGCTGCTGGTACTTATGTCGGAAATTTTATACCAAAAGAAAAAAACGAAAAATATCACACAGTTTATGCAATCAGTAACAAATTACATCAAATTTCAGATACTGAACAAACTTCATCTGATTCTGATGTGATTGTCTTAGTTGATGTGACCTTGATTTCATCTTCACATCAAGAATTCAAAATGCCGTTTGTCTACTTATTTACAGACCAAATAATCGGTGTTTCGCTTGGGAAATATTCGATTGGTCAGTAATCTCTAGTTTCTCGGCTAACGTTTTGGAATCTATTGTTAATTCAATAGGTTCTTTTTGTTCCTTTAGATAATTGATTAGCTCTCTATTGAGCTCTAAACACTTACTGGTGATATGCTCGTGCAAATCAATTAATCTAATCAAAAACTCTTCTCTGTCTTTGTCCATTCCCCCACCTCCTTTCTGTGGTATAATTTAAATAAAAATGTGAGGTTGAAATGAATTTTTTTAATTTTTTATTGTGTGTTTTTAAGTTTACAAGTGAATATCTAATAAAAAATTGGATAGCTTTAATAGCTCTGTTTCTATCTTATTCAAACTACCGAAGAAATAACTTACAAGTCGAGTTAATTGCTGCTCCTGTTTCAGATTGGATTTTGAGCGTTATTTTAGACAACGGTGAAAGCATATATAATCCAAATGGTACATTAAGAGCTAACATTAAAATCATCAATCCTTCTAATGTTGATGTAAGCTACTTCGACTTGATTGTTTTTGATAAAAACAGAAAATATCAGCATTATTACCAAAAGCAAAATAATATAATTAACGATTTAACAGGTAGAGAGGCTATAGCCGCAGTACAGCCTGATGGCAATACAATCCTTATCGAGGTTCCAGAGGCAGATTGTGGAGTATTAAAAGCCCACAGTATGACAAGGATGGATTTAATCATACAAACGTCTGAAATCACAGATAGACTCTTTGTTGCTTTTAAAGTAGCTAAAAAGAAAAAACTATTTAAAGCTAATAAAGCAGGATATGTTAATTCACCTTATCAATCATTTTCTGCGTCATTCCCTGTGGAATTATCAAAAAAACCGCACTACGAGGATATCCTAAAAGATTTGCATGAGTGAGAGCAGATTTTCTTGTGTGAAATATCTTGGAAGAACCTAGTACACCGTATTTAATTTTTTCCATGCCTTCCCTCCTTTCCACTCCCTCTTGGGAGTTTTTATTTTGTAATAAACCAAGCAATCAGCCAAGTGATACCACCTAGCACCAATAGCGCTGGCAATACGCCGCCTTCAAATTCAATACTTGTTTTTTCCTTGCCATTACAACTAGTAAACGTGTGTTCTAAATCGCCTAGCATTAGTTTTTTCCAATTCATTTTGTACCTCCTAAAAATGTTATAATCAACTTATCCTAGTGGAAAGGAGGATAAGCTAATGAAAATTTCTAATTCAAAAGATTTAGCTCTCGCTATTGTCGCTTCTTCTAGCCCTACTTTGTCTATCGAAGATAAAATCAAACTTTACGAAGACTCTATGGAAGCTATTAAGAAACATAATTTACCTTTTATTGAAGCCGAAAAGGAATCAGCTAAGATGTCTAGAGATGCTCTCACCAAGGTATTCGGAAGGTAATACACCTTCGTCGTAAAGATATCTACCAATCTCAAAGTATCCTTTAGCAAGCTCACACCTTGCTAGAGGGTTTTTTATTTCCATATAATCTTCTTGAATATTACGTAGCATAATTCCAAGTACTGCATGAAAATTATAAATGTTATTTTCTTCCATCTGCTCTCCTTTCATTCTTGCGGAGATACAGCCAATGTGCTAAACTAAACTTACCCCCTAAATGGGGTGGGGGAATTTCACCCCCTATCCGATTACCACGTAATCGAATATTTTATTTTTAGCTTAAACCAAAGAATGTGAATTTCCAACTCGACTTCTTTGTGTTTAGGCTTTTTGTTTAGCCTAGACTTCATCAGCTGTACCTCCTTTCGTTTTGCTTAATTCCTTAAGCTTGATTATATTATACTACACTTGAAGTGTACTTGCAAGTGTTTTTTTGCATTTTGCTAAAAAAATATTGCATTTATTCCACTTGAAGTGTACAATATTGTTAGACATATAATAGTAAAGGAGCAAAAGATGGCTAACTTATCGGATAATATAAAATATTTCAGAAAACAAAATAAGCTAACCCAAAAAGAGCTAGCTAGAAAGTTAAAAATAGCTCCAACAGCCATTTCAGCTTGGGAGGTGGGTAGAAACAAACCTCTAATGGATAATATAGAACAAATGGCTTCTATTTTCGGAATACCAAAATCGAAGCTTTTAGGTGACGAAATATATAAAATCCAAGAAACCTCATCACCAGAACTTATCCCATCTACCCTACAAAAAATAAACTCTACTTCTTCTCAATTAGAACACAAGCGACAACTAAACGTGCTTGATTATGCCGAAACACAATTAGAACAACAAAACATAGTAGAAGATAGTAAGAATACAGTAGTAGAATTATTCTCCTACAACTACTACGACCACGCTGCTTCAGCTGGTACAGGGCAGTATCTGAATGATGTACAAGTAGAAACAATTGAATTACCAGTCGATTATGACGCTGATTTTGTCATACCGGTTTATGGCGATTCTATGGAACCAGAATATCACTCTGGCGACTACGTATTTGTAAAATTATCTGTGGAACTTTCAGACGGTGATATAGGAGTGTTTGAGTATTACGGTGACGCTTATATCAAACAGCTACTTATACACGCAGAGGGGGCATTTCTGCATAGTCTGAACGACAAGTATAACGATATACTCATAGATAGAGATAGTGATTTCCGTATTATCGGAAAAGTTGTCGGCAACTTTATGCCAAAAGAACATTGAGTCGCATTACGCATTATAGGAATGATTAGTTTTTATACTGTAAATGATTTTTAAAATTTAATTTAATAATGGGAGAATTACTATGGCAATATTTGGCGGAGAAAAATTATCTAGAGAAGAAAAACAAAAACAAAAAATACAAAAATATTTATCTCAACGTGGAATTGACAACTTGAACGAAAAATCTAACGTGCAAGTAAGACGTGTGATTAATGATTTGGCTGGTAACGGTTTTTTTAAAGCAGGCATGGCCTTGAGTTTTGCAAAAGCTGAGGAACAGGCAAAAGTTACATACTTATCAGCATTAGTGGAACAAAATTGGATACTGATTAGTCAAAACCAAGAAATTTTGGATGAACTCAAAAAAATCAATAATAACTAAAAATTCCACGCTTGATTTAGGGGATTGATATGAAAATAGGAATGAGAAAATCTAGTTTAAAAAAATCATTTAAAGCTCGAACCACAGGAAAACTAAAAAGACAAATTAAAAAGAAAGTTATTCCTGGATATGGGAAAAAAGGCATGGGTATATTACATCCAAAAAAAGCTTTATATAATAAAGTCTATAGAAAGACTACATTTGGTGGAATTTCTGGTATCAATCAATCATATTCAGGAAAATCAAAAACTATTCAATATGAATACCATGAAGTATTTCTAAAAGAGCACAGAGTTAACAAGCTAGCTTACTGTCTTCTTGCATTCTTCCTTGGCAGCATCGGGGGCCAATATTTCTACATGAAGGAATTCAAAAAAGGTTTGTTATGCTTCTTCTTGTCATGGACTACTGTTCCAATTTTCATTGGTTTTTACCAAGCTATTAAAGCTATATTTGAGCCATTTAACAACGATGACACAATAAGCATATATACTAAATAGAACAATAAAAAAAGCCCCACGCTCAAATTTGGCGAGGAGAGCGTAAGGCGAATCTAGTATAGTAAAAACCTGCTTTAAGTAGGCTCTTTACTGTACCTATTTTAACAAAAAATGAGGTAAAAAACAATGCGAAAAGTAGCGATTTATTCTAGGGTATCAACAATAAACCAAGCGGAGGAAGGATATTCTATCACTGGACAGATAGACTCTTTAACAAAATATTGTGATGCTATGGGATGGGTTATATATAAAAATTATTCTGACGCAGGATATTCTGGAGGAAAATTAGAACGACCAGCGATATCGGAACTAATCGAAGATGGAAAAAACAATAAATTCGATACTGTTTTAGTTTATAAATTGGATCGTTTATCTAGGAACGTAAAGGACACACTTTACTTAATAAAAGATATATTTACGAAAAATAATATACACTTTGTAAGCATAAAAGAAAATATTGATACTTCTTCTGCTATGGGGAATTTATTCTTAACGTTACTATCTGCAATCGCTGAATTCGAGCGTGAGCAAATAAAAGAGCGGATGCAATTCGGCGTAATGAATAGAGCTAAATCTGGGAAAACGACTGCGTGGAAAACCCCGCCATACGGTTACACATATGATAAAGAGAACAAAGTGCTTTTGCTTAATGAATTCGAAGCAACAAATGTTAAACAAATTTTTAATATGATAGTAGCTGGTCATTCCATTATGTCTATCACAAATTATGCAAAGGAACATTTTGCTGGAAACACATGGACACATGTAAAAATACGGCGTATATTAGAGAATGAAACATACAAAGGGTTAGTGAAATATCGAGAACAAACGTTTGCTGGAAATCATGACGCTATTATTGATGAAGAATTATTTACAAAAGCACAACTTGCGCTAGACAAAAGGACGAACTCCCAAAATAACACTAGACCATTTCAGGGTAAATACATGTTATCTCATATAGCAAAATGCGGATACTGTGGCGCTCCGTTGAAAGTTTGCACGGGTAGACCTAGAGTGGACGGAACAAGAAGGCAGACATATGTTTGCGTTAACAAGACAGAAAGTGGTGCTAAAAGAGGAGTTAACAATTATAACAACAATAAAGTATGTAATTCTGGAAGATATGAAAAGTCGTGCGTTGAGAAATATGTTATTAACGAACTCTCTAAAATACAGCACGATAAAGAGTATCTAGAAAAAATGAAAAACAACAGCAAAAAAGTTGATGTTTCGTCTCTTAAAAAAGAAATTAAATCTATTGATAAAAAAATTAATCGATTGAATGATCTTTACGTAAACGATTTTATTAGTTTATCAAAACTAACAGAAGAAATTAAAAAATTAAATAAATTGAAAGAAGGATATCACAAAACAATCAAATTAAACTACGTAGAAAATAAAAACGAAGACGTAATATCAACATTAGTAAATAACATTGATATTAGCAAGTCTTCGTATGATGTACAGAGCAGAATTGTGAAACAACTAGTAGATAGAGTCGAAGTTACAACTGATAACATCGATATTATTTTTAATTTTTAA